ATGGCTCAGGCTCAAGTAGAGGCCCGGGCTTTGAAAGGCAAGTCCTGCCGCCGCTGGTGCTTCACCATCAATAATTATACTTCCGCCGAGGAGGAGGCTGTGAAGGCGCTCGCCCCCGAAGCTAAGTATCTGATTTGTGGCCGGGAGAAGGGGGAGAATGGGACCCCCCACCTCCAGGGCTTTGTGAATCTTAAGAAGACAAGCCGCATGGCGGGCCTTAAGCAGAAGCTGGGGGGGCGCGGCCATTTTGAGCCCGCGAGAGGGGATGACTGCAGTAACAAGGACTACTGCAGTAAAGGGGGTGACATTCTCATCGAATCTGGGGAGCCCCAGAGTAAAGGAAAAAGAAATGACTTACATTCTGCCATAGACTGTCTCCGCGAGGGCAAGAGCTTAAAGCGTGTTGCTGCCGAACACCCCGAGGCCTTTGTGAAGTATCACCGGGGCCTCTCGCAGCTGCTTCTTATGCACCCTGATATGGCCACGCCCCGGAACTTCAAGACCGAGGTGTTCGTGTATTGTGGTTCCCCCGGATGTGGAAAGAGCAGGCTTGTAATGGAGCGTGCTCCTGAGGCCTACTGGAAGCCTAGGGGCAAGTGGTGGGACGGCTATGACGGCCATGCTGATGTTGTGCTGGATGATTTTTATGGGTGGCTCCCCTTTGATGAGATGCTGCGCATCTGTGACCGCTACCCCCTTCGAGTGGAGACTAAGGGGGGGACTGTGAATTTCATCGCCAAGAGGCTGTTCATCACTAGTAACCAGCTGCCTCATGAGTGGTATCGGGATGACATCGGCAACAAGGACGCCCTCTACCGGAGGATCACCGAGCTGTACCAGTGGAATGTGGACAAGTTCGAGGCTCCACCCCACTTCGTGTTTCCTCACCGAATCAACTATTAGCCCCCCAAGTCCTGTGTCCGCTCGAGAGCCCGAAGCATGGTGGGGGCTGGGGCCCCACCATGCGAGGGGACACTGTTCGCGGCCCGAAACGCGGCCGGGGGGCCGCGTGAGGGGACACCAATTCCACCCCACCGAGGCAGCTTATTAAGGTCCCCGCGCCGGAGGCGCCATCCGAGTCGTAGCGGAGCGGAGCGGAGCGAAGACCGGATAAACACCCCCCCAAATAAAGCTCGAGACAAAGATTCACAAAGCAAGTGTGTTTATTTTACAACTGGTGTCCAGTCTCATAGTCAAATTCTTTGAACTGGACATATGCAGTAATATCATACTGTATTTGGGGCATGGGAGGGTTTGTCTCCTCATTCAGGGGGTCTTTCATCTGTCTCAGAGTCAGAGACAGTCCATTCCAGGGCAGGTCAAAGCCCTCTCTCACCGACACCCAGGGTGTTCTGGTGATTAGGTGGGTCAGGGGTGTGTTGGCAGACTCAGTTCTCTGAGGCTTTGGTGTAAAGATTCTCTTGAAGCCTCTTTTTATGTTGAAGGCCTTCTTTGAGGCTCTGTCCATCAGAGGGTCGAAGATGAAAGGCGCTTTTGTAGGGTCGGTCGGGTCTGGGCCTGTTAGGCCAGGTGGCAGGCCAGGGTCCAGGTGGCTCTGCTTTACATTTCCTCTCCCAGTGTCTTCGCCATCCAGGTCCAGTGCTGTGTTTCCCATGATATTCTCCATGGTCTGCATGGGGTAGTTTATCCATGTCCCCTTTACTACAATTTTTTTGAATTTGTAGTATCTGAAAGGAGGCTGATGCTGGTAGGTCTGGTTCCCTGAGATGGCCATAAATTGGGAGAGCTTGAATTGAAGATGATCCATGTTCCACAGCAGGGGAGTCTCAACGGGGGGGTCCATGTCGGCCCCGCTTCCCACCATTGTGGGGGTCTTGTTGGCTGCTGGCCAGTCAGTTGTGACAACCCTGTGGAATCTGATGTGGAAGGTCCTAAAGCGAGCCCTTGAACGGCGTCTGATAAGTCTTCCATTTCTACGTCTGTAATGCAGTCTTGCCCGGGCAAGTCTCCGCCTGCGGTATCTGCGGTTTCGGTTTCCATAGCGACGCCGCCTGAAATAGATATGCAAATTTTTAGCGCATGCGCGGAGACGGTGTGTCGAGGTGCCGGGCATAGTATTACCCGGCACCTTGACACGGACACGGTCCCAAA